AATATATACCAATTCAATATAGAAAGGAATTATTAGTTAATGATAGACCAAATAAACATTCCGGGACAAGGACTTAATGCGGACCATATTGTTTATTCTAGTTTCTATAATGATAATCATATCATACAACAGACAGCAATTGTTCATCCAAAACATTTATTAATTGATGGATTAAGGAAGATATTTAGAACCGATTCAGTTTATACATATAGAGATGATCAATATGGTTATCCGTTAACTCCTGATTTAACAGATAAAACAATAGATTCTCCAGAAACAACAAAAATATTAATTAGTGATGGATATAGATACGAAACAAAATTTTATCCAGCAATTATAATAAAGTCAAATGGTGGAAGTTATAAACCAAATTCTTTCAATCAAGATATGACTTTGAAATATAGATCAGATATATTAGAGAATGAGTTTGGCTCAAGAAAAATTATATCTACACCAACACATAGAGTATACACTGGAAAGTGGAATCTTAATTTTGATGTAGCAATTTTCTCAGAAAGTTTATCAGAATTAAATGAACTTGTAGATATAACATCACTAGCTTTACAATTTTCGCTATGGAATCAGCTAAGATCTGCTGGATTATTTATATCAAGCATGAATATAGGTGGAGAAAATGCAGAGCCATATGCTAATGATTATGTATACAGTACCAGTATAACTTTAAATACATTATCAGAATGGAGAGCTGAAATTCCAATAGATAATTTGGTAGAAAAAATAGTATTTCGAGTTGAACCAACTTTGCACCAAATTCCTGGAAATACAAAAACAGTTCAAGAGTTAACTTCTAAATATGAAGATATTTTAGATATAACACAAATAATTTAATACAACTATTCTTATGGTAACTACTAATAATAAAAAATTTGGTGTAAAGGATCGGAGGATTTAATGGCTAATATTCCAGGTATATCAGGCTTCATTCAGCCTGGCGCTTTTGCAAGGGATAGAGTTGTATCAAAATCTGTAAGCATTCCAGGCGGGCTGAGAATTGCTGCAATAATGGGCGAAGGCAAAAGAGAAGAAGTTATAGTAGAATCTGCGGCTGGTTCTGGTCAAGATGGATCTCCAGACTGTTCTCCAACTGGAAGTGGGGATGGAAGATTCTTTAAATTAAGAAATTTTCCTGTAGTATCAGGAAGAACAGAGCTTTCTTTGAATGGAACTCTTCTTTATGGAATAGAAGATGAGATTGATGAAGCCGGTTTCGATTCAAAATATGATTTCAGAATAGATATTAATACTGGATGCATAGAGCTTCAGTCTCCATCAATAAAAGATCAAGGCGGAAAAGGTTATTCTACATCTTCATTGAATATTGGAAATGGAACAATACCAAGCACACAAGATCCATGCAAGGTATTGGATGTACTAGATAATAGTGCCCCAGCAGAAAGGTGGACCTTAAAGTGTGCTTCTGTAGTTAGAGATTCATCTGGGTCTCCAATTCCAGGCAGGGCAACCTTTACAGTCACAGGAGATATATCAGGACAGGTTTATGATGCAATCGGTAATCCAGTATTCTTTCATAGTACATACTTTACAAGCTCTTCAGGTGCTATATCTGGAAATATAGATCCATGTACAGATGGTTATACAGTAGCCTCATCAGACGACTTTGGCCAAGGAACACCTGAGTCTGATGGTGGTGAAACACTAGATACAACAAATACTTTTACATTTTCTGGAAACTTAGTTGCACAGGGTCAGGCATTACCAGGTGACTTTTTATGTGTAGATGGTTATACATCTGTAGAGATAGATAGTATATCTTACGACTCCGGAACTGATATAACCACAGTAACTTTAGCTTCAGACTCACTTGGTGGAGTTGGAGTTCCAAGAGATTGGGAAATAAAAGCAACAAATCTTTTAATAGATGATGTTGTATCTGGAAGATTTACAGGATCAGATGTTGGAAAGGTAATACTTGCCTGTCCAACTGGATCGTTTGATGGTGGAAAGTTTGTAATTAAAAAAGTAACTGCAAGCAACAGAGTAAGAGTTCAAAAATATGGAGATGAATCTGTAGCTTTTGATTCACAAAATGGAGTTGGATCATCAGGTATAGCACAAGATGGAATAACCTTCCATCTTGTTGAAACAAATGGTGTTATACTGGTTGGAATACAAGAAGGTTCGATACCATTTGAGGTAGGTGATAGAATTTTTGTAGATGTATCATCAAGGGCACTAGCCTTTGGAAACAGACTCACAGCAAGGTACATCTACGAAGGTGATTTAAATGATCCTGAGTTCTTCACAGATGCTGAATTACTATTCCAAAAGCATGGATTGCCATCAGAAGAAAACACATTATCTCTTGGGGCACAAATTGCATTTGAAAATGGAGCACCAGGTGTTTTGACAGTGCAGTGCAAACCTTCTGTTCCAAGAAGAACAAGCGCAGAGATATTATCACCAATAAATTCATTAGGTGTAGGTGGATTTACTGGATGTTTAGATTTATCAGGAACAATAGATGATGATTTATGCGGAGTTGAAGATCTAAGATTTATAATACCAAGGCCAACTTCAGGTTTAAGATCTGGAAGGCCACATTCTGATTCAAGAGTAAATATCTTTATAAGCAGATCTGGCAAAGAAACTCAAATATTCCCTAATAAAGTTGAGTTTTACAATAGCCAATTAGAAACTGATTCTCAGCAGTTAAACTTTATAACAAGTTCTGATAATCCATTTTCATATACAGTTGTAAATACAGAAACAGAAGTTTTATTTACAGCAGAAGATGGAACCATGGTAAATTCTTCTGGAACAAGATCTTTGTCAAGTTTATTTATTGACTTAGATGAATCACATGTTGGTTCAACAATTGTTATAGAATCATTAGAAGATGTATCTGGAAATATATACACAACCGTTACAGATATATCTGAACAACTTTATGGATCATCACCACCAGATGAGTCTGCAGAAGTTGTAATAGATGCAATTTCTTCTGACTCTAAAGCAATAATTGTTGGATCTGGAACAAATACCTTAAACTTTACAAATAAATTTATAAATGTACAATTTTTTATAAAATCAACAAATACAACAAATGTTAGTGCTGCTTTATTGCTACATAAAGATCTTGTAAAAAGTGGTGCAATAAAGAAAGGTGATGGAATCAGAATTACATATATAGATGAAAATGATGCAGACTATTTTGATACAAATTGGTTTAATGCATTTGAAAAGCTAGAAACTGCAGATGCACAAATGGTAGTTCCATTGCCATCAAGTACAGTTTCATCTATATTTAAAGCTGCAGTCGGTCACTGTCAGAATATGAGCTCTATTGCAAACAGGAAAGAAAGATTGGCAATAATTGGAGCACAGATAGGCTTAACTCCAGCAAATATATTGGGTGAATCACTTGCCGCAGTAGAAGACCTGGGCATACTAGAGGGAATCCAGGGTGATGATCCATTAGAGTTACTAACAGGTGATGTTGAAGACTTGGCAAATTACAAATTAAGTGATAATTATTCAACAGAGAGATCTATATATTTATATCCAGACTCTATTGTTAGAAATATATCTGGAACAAATATTTTGCTACCAGGGTTTTATATGGCTCCAGCTGTTGCTGGATTATTATCCTCAACTCAAAATGTAGCAATACCCTTAACAAATAAAGTTTTGCAAGGCTTTACATTAACAAGAGATAAGATATTTAGACCAATAATATTGGATAAGCTTGGCGGAAGCGGTGCAACAGTAATTCAGCCAATTCCAGGTGGCGGAAGAGTTTTAGCTGGAAGAACAACAAGTCAAAGCGGATATGTAGAAGATGAAGAGATATCAATTGTATTTATTAGAGATAGAGTTAAACAAGTTTTAAGACAATCACTGGCTGGATTCATAGGCGGTGTTCAGGGTCCAGATACATTAAGTCTAATTTCAGCTAGAGCAAAATCAATAATGGTAGGTTTGGCCTCACAAGGATTGATAACAAGCTTTAGCAATATTAGAGCATCTAGAGATAAGGTTGATCCAAGACAGATAAATATTTTCTTACAGTTTGTACCAGCATACCCAATAAACTATGTCTTTATTGATATTGAAGTAGGCGTTATATAAGGCATAAATAAGGAGTAAATAAAAATGGCATCTTACCCATATACAGGAACCTTGTTCGATTCTGAAGCAGTTACTGGTGCTAAAACTAGAACAGGTTTAAGCACACAGATTGTTGTTTATGTAAACAATCAGCCAGTTGGAGCAATACAGTCTTTTACAGAAAGGCAAAATAGATCTATAAAAAGAATATTTGAGATTGGAACAGATGGCACTGTTGAATGTGTACCGCAACAGGCTGCAACAACAGAACTTACAGTAAATAGAATAGTTTTTGATGGTCTATCCTTACCAGAGGCTATGTCTAGGGGCTTTACAAATATTCATTCACAAAGAATACCTTTTGATATAGTTGTAATAGATAGATTTACAGGAACAGAAGAAGAAGGCGGTGCAATTGTTACAACCTATCATAACTGCTGGTTTTCATCTTTAGGTAGAACATTTAACGTAAATGATTATACAATAGCTCAAGATGCAGGTATAACAGTTGAGTCAATTAGTACAGAAAGAAATGGAGCCCCAGTTGCTAGCAGTCAGGGCGTTGGCGGCGGAAGAGACCTTGGTTCAGAAGGTCGTCAAATTGATGCAATTGAACAGGCTGCAGATTATGGAACATACAGAGGTAGCTTGGATTTCCCTGGATTAATTAAAGCAGCCTTCTAATATATACCAAAATACAAACAAAGCTCATCATTTTAAAATGATGAGCTTTTCTTTTAGTATAATTAATGCTGGAGAATAATATGTCAAAAATAAGTGCTTCAATAGATAATAAAAAGGAAGAGGCTGTAGATACTTCTAGAAAAAAAATGAGTTTAAAAAGCTTAAAAGATTTAATTTATCTTGGCTATATAGAGAGAGATTTTGAATGCGGAGATTTAGTCTTTACTTTAAAAAGTATAACTGCAGAAGAACAAAAGATTATGATTTTAAAAACCATTAAAACACCAGAGGAGGAAAGATTTATAATTGCAAAGATAATGAATCTTGCTTTTTCAGTATCTAAGGTCAATGGAACTCCATTGGAAGATTTATGTGAAGATTCAAAAGATCAAGATATTTACGATAAAAGAATTTCTGTATTAAAGCAAATGCAGGTATCTGTTATAAATAAGTTATTTAAATTTTTTGAACAAATATTAGAAGAGTCATCATCAAAGGTGGAGTTAGATGAAATAAAAAAATAATTGAAGGTCCAGAGTCAAAAATACTCTGGACCTTATCTAAGCATTGGGGGTGTCCAATCGATGATGATAGGATAAAGAAAATAAATCCTATCCAAATGGCTTGGTATGGATTAATGATATCTAAAGATATTGAGGAAGAATTTGAATCAAATCTTATTTTTTCTGAATATATAGCTTCGTTCTTTAATTCAGAGGCTGTAGCTAAGATAAGATCAGCTAGAGATTCTAAGAAGGATAAGAGATTTATGGATGACTCAGAATTTGAAAATATGATA